CAAGCAGATAGCCGTCATTGACCACATTACCGAGCACATCGAGTGTCACGGCATATTGCATACCAAGTGAACCGTCACCATGCTGCGCACCGAGCAAATGACCGCACTCGTGGATCATAACGTTTGTCCACGTATTGGACGCATTCACGAACCGCGCGGCGTCGGCATAGACCTTATAGCTTGTCTGATCCGTGTATGCCAACTCATCAAATATCACGCTATCGGTGATCGTCGAGAATGCAGGCACGGCCCGATAGCTCATCACCTTTCGCGCAACCAACCGTTGCCAGTTGTTCATGGCGCCCACATACGCGGCCAATAGAAGTACGAGTCGCATGACTAAGCGCTATATGGGGTCAAAAAAGAGACGTCAAGCAATCAACCTACTCAGTCGAATCGTCTTCGGAAGAACCGTTCAATAGCGCTTCTTGCTCGTCCTGCATAGCTGCGTATCCTTTGCCACAAGAACGGCTTGACCAACGTTTCTTGGTACTCATTCGGGATTGAGCCATAAAATCCAATTGGCCGGTGCCGCCGGCATCCAATCGGAGTCGTACGCTCTCGAGGCGAGCTATCGCCTCGATAAGACGGCGACGGTAGATCTCCGCATAAGGGTACTCCTCGATTCCAGCCCATAATTCTTCAAGTACGTCACTGATCACGTCGCTCAAGCCCATGTCGCGTGTATATGGGGGCGCGCATCTTAGAAGATACGCTCAACAATGACGTTCTTGATGGTGAACTGGGGTGCCGTACCAGCGGTCCAAATTGCGAACAACTCAAGAACAAGGCCGTCGTTTGTGTTGACCGTCGTCGTGTTGGCCAATGTAAGGTAGTTAGGCGCCCCAATTGAGTAGTTCGATACAGCGAACGAAGAGGCAACCCCAGCAGCCCCCACAGCAGAGAACGACAGATTGATGACGATCTGTGCGGGGATATTCTGGGCGCCAGTCAGTGCGTTATCAGTATTATCAGACAAGATGACCGATCCGTTGTCTTGCGCAAGATACAGACGAAAGTGACCGCCGCTACTACCCGTTTGGACCTGCATAGTAGTAGTGACACGAAACGACATACCAGCCACACACAATCCAGCAGGGATGCTAATAGCGGCAAATGGCATATCCCCGGGCATCACGTTAGTAGCTGACGTCGCCGTGAAGGCTGGTTGAATAGTTGCGCTAACCCCATTGCTTGCCTGCGCAAGATCATAGGCACCATTGATTGCCAACCACGGCTTAGGGCCGGGGCTCGTGAACTCCTTAAGATCCATGGCGATACACAGGGGAGTATATGGGTGCGCGCAAAATATTCGAAATATGATGCGCTATGCACCGTTCATAAACCCGACGAATGCGTTCGCTTGCTCGAAACTCAATTGGTTAACGTTTGCGGTCCATTGGGCCGTGAGCTGAATCGAATTCGCGATATTCGGGTTATAAGCCGACAACGTCCGAAGCGTTATGCCTGTCGAATATTGGTGCATGTAGCATAGGATGTGCGACGCCTGGATCGTCAAGGTTGTCGATATCTGATCAGCATTATTGGTCGCGGCCGGTACAGAGACCGGGAACGTCATAATCGTCGTACTATTGATCTTAAGCCGCCAAGTCAGCGTGTCGCCTGCACCCGACGTCGTCAGATAGTTGAAGAAGATACGGAACATTCCGCCCACATCCTGGCCAGGCTGCAGCACATCATAGCCCACATACGTGCCCCCAATCGGAAACATTTGCGTCTCAACAGTCGTACTATTCGCGGCCACCGGTGCATACGTTGAAAACATCGCTGTCGCCACTGGGTAACCCTGAACGCGAATATTGTTACTTGTCGCGCGAATGTCGAGAGGGCGAGCCGTGCTATACGCCGTACCCGTCTGCTCGGACCCAATCACAAACCGATCATATGCAGGCAGATATGCGCCCACATTATACCCAGAAGCCGAACCCCAAGCCCCATCGAGCACCGCGCCCGTCACGAATGGAATCGAAAGGCTCGGCGTAGTACTAAGACTAAACACATTAGTAGAAGGGTTCGAATTAGTAGTCTGATAGTATCGATTAATACCGTTCGCAACCCAAAATGTATTTTGCGCGGTATGATCGCCAAACGGTCCGAGGGATACCCACGTGCGCCCATCGAGCGACCTAAAGCCCCCAGTATCGGCCGTATTCTGTACATACCACTCAGCACGATCAGGTGAGTAGCAAATCACGCAAGACCCATTACTACCGCTACCAACTGGCCCGCCAGTCGCAGCGTTCCACGTAATACCGTCAGTACTCCAAATAACGCCACTACTAAACTGGGCCGACGCATAGGCAAGGGTCACGCCATCCGTCGCAAACTCGCCAGACGCGACACCAGAGTTAGCCCCCATACTCGGAGTCACGCGAGCCGTCCAAGTCACGCCATCGGGCGACGTGAGGATGTTATGAGTTGCATCGGTGATACAGCCAGCGACAAAGAGGCCGGAAGATGGCCACCAAACTATTTGGTTACCGTTTTCGTAAACTGAAAGTGTCCCGGCATTGGCCGTAAACGCCTTACCATCCGAGCTCGTGTACGAATGAATAGCGCTTGCCGCACCCTCAAGCCCGACCCACAACCCCGCCCCATTATAGCCAATCACCACGCCCAATGTCGGCGCAACCGTAAACGTACAATTAGTAAAGGTCACGCCCCCATCGTGCGACCACTCAGTAGATGCAGTCACAATGCTCTCGGCATACAGCATATCGGGCCCCGCGAAGTACTGCATTTCCGCGCCAATTGCGTTACTAGGCTGATACAGGTCACGGATACCAGCCGGCGCAACTGGGGCGAGCTGGTTATCAATCTCATCGTAATCGACTTCCGTAAGAACGCTCGACACCGCCACGCCCGAATCTTGGACGACCTTGCCCGACGCCGACGAGAAGCTAGCCAAGTTGCCAACCGCGGCCGCCCCACTATTCGACACGATGTTGTCGGCAGATCGCGTATTCGTTGGGCCCGATACCGCGCTCGCATTCAACACCGCATGAACCCCCATATTAATATCGCCGGCCATCGTCCCCCCAGTCAACGGCAAGTAGCCCGACAAATCCCCGCTCATGGCGAACTGCGCCGTCGCGCCGACCGGGTTCGTCGAGAAGTAGTTCGTACCATTCGAGAAGAACGTCGTATAACCGACCGGTGGGTTGGGCACACTGGCCTCATTCTTGAGCGACAGCTCATTAGTAGTCACACTACCCACACTACTGGTCTCGGCCGTTACACTATTGCAGTTGATGTTCAACCACGGCTTAGGCAACGGACTCGTAAACTCCTTGAGATCCATGATGAACACGTGCGTGTATATGGGGGCGCACCCATCTTATGTCGTAAGCATCCGATAAAATTGTAGCTCAGCAATAGTAATGCCCGATGCGCTCGAAGTGGTGTATGTGCACGTCAACGTGTGAGCCGTCGCCACATTGAATGCCCGCCCTGAATTGTTATTGGCAAGCGCAATGAAGCTAAGCGGATCGCCCTCAAGCGTCGCGCCAGTGCCCGCAATATTCATAGTTGTCGCCGTGGCCTGAGTCAAATCGCAATCCATGTATAGCGCCGTAGACGACCACGCATTCGTAAACGCAGCGAACGAGATACCAAACAAAAGGCCTTCTTCAGCCGTCCCAAGCGTAATCGTACAGCCTGAGCCCTTAGCCGCCGTAATATTCGCCCGTAGCCGAAATCGGCACACATCGCCTATCTTAAGCGAGCCCGCCGGAATAGCCACCGTACTTTGCGGGCTAAGGCCTAATAAAAGGTTTGCTTCTGTCTGGCTCCCACTATACGTCAGAAAGCTGATCATCGTCACGTTAGCCATAGGCGGCGACCCCCCATACCTGGTGATCTGGCCACTGGGATTGACCGACGACAAGATGCCGCCCGAACTGAAGTACAACGAGTGGTCGCCACTGGGGGCGTTCGGTATTGGCTCCTGATCTACGAACGATACATGATTTGTCTCTACTAGATCGGCGCGCACGTCCAACCACGGCTTCGGTAGCGCGCTTGAAAACTCCTTGATGTCCATTGGCCGCGCGTCTATACAGAACAGCGCAAAAAAAGCAGGTGATCACGAGGCACTAAGGCCCGATGTACCTATAGCCGATTACGAAGTCTATTGGCTTCCCGAGGTGGTATTCGACGATCGTAGAGAAATTGCGGAAGTATTTAGGCTCAAGCAATCTAAACCGATATTGGGTCGGTGTCTGATGCACCTTGAGTGGTTGAAAGCCATGTGCCTTAATCCATGCGCGCGCGTCTCCAAGAGTCCAAACCGACCGTGGAAAGTAAATAGCCTGCACTTTCGACGTGCTACGGGCCCGATGCTCGGCCGTTTCACTTAGACGTTCCATGGGGGGCGCCTATACATATCTATGCCGATTTTTTGTCGGGTAGGTGCGCCCTTCTAGTGCAACATCTTTAGCATCCGTGACGCGGGCAAAGCCTTACCCCCACGAACGCCACGGGCCCGACGCCCAACGCCGACAGCCTGGCCGATGCTGCTTGCCAGCTCAAGAGGCGCGGCATACTGGGGTGCCACAATCGGCACAACCTTTCGCGCGACATCCAGGGCAGGCCGGGCAACATTGGTGAAAAAGCTCTTTACCTTATCCCAGAAGGAGCCCCCATACACGGAGTCACGCGGCTTATGCACGATCATTGGCTCTTCCTTAGTCCGCAAAACGTCTTCTCGGCTCAGGATTCCGACGGATCGGAACACTCGGCCCTGATCAATGGTCATCACGCCTTCGGACATGACGAGACAGCTCAATGTGGGCAGAACGGAACTCGAGCCCAAGTTGGTTGCCTGAATGGTCATGCGCAAATTGTAGGAACCAGAGAGCCCCACAGACTGCAGAGGGCGCAATGGGATATCAGTGCCAAAATCAAGAGCAAGGACCGACCCACACCATTGATTCCACTGTGTCCAGCTCATTGTGCTGCGATTCTTGGCTGAGATCTGGTACAGGTCTTGGGCCGTCGCGTTCGACAGGATAGCATCGTGGTTGTCAAATGAGATGTTGACGTTATCAATGCGGAAGTAGGTATCAGTGCTCTCAATGTTGAAGGTAGAATCACTAGGCGCGACCCAAATGAGAATGCGGCTCGGGATCGAGTTGAGTTGCACGTTATTCATCTGGATAGGGGTAGACACGTTGGGCGCGACTGGGGCCGCAAACTGGGTTGGGTAGATGACAAGGTCACTGTACGGGTAGTTGTTGCTGATGGGGATCGGCATAGACACGTCCGGGGTCAAGTAGCTTGAAATGACGTTGGCTGCGAGCACCTGAACGGAAATGTTCGAGAACGTCGACAGGGAGCCGGACGAGTGGGACCACAGGGCCGCAGGCAAACCAGAGAGTGCACCCGCCCCACGTCCGCCGAGCTGGATGGTCAACATCATGTTTTGCACGCCAATGAACCCGGTGTCCTCATCACCTTCCTCGAACAGGAATGGGGACAGCCAAAAGAACTCAGTCGCGTCAAGAATGACGACAGCGGTATCGGCCGTGCCTGTCGAGTCGTTTCGGGTAATGGTCGCCCCAGTAAAGCCACCTCGCGCAACCTGCTCGAAGTTGTCGCCATAGCCACGCAACGGGGATCGGGCGAACCCGTCCAAATCACTGTAGTTCTGGGACTGATCGAGCATGCTCGGCGTCATGCTTTGGCAACTGTCTTGCTGGTGAACACTGTTGTGGTAGCGGGTCATCGCGCGAAAGTACAAGTTGAGGTTCTGCGACAGTCGATCATTGCCCATAGATACTTGGATCGAGCTAAGCGCATTCGCAATGGGGTAAGCCCGTGGCGCGTCGTAATGCGCGTTACCAGGGTTCACACCGGGCGCCACATTCAGGCCAGCCGCCTGCAAAAGGGTTTGCCCAGCGCCCCCACTCACGCCCGTGAAGGTCAGCTGAAACTGCAAGTTGAGCAGCACGCGCCGATTGACAAACACATTGGGGCTTGGGGGGTTGATAGTGAACGTCATGCTTGTGTTGCTGACGCCACCGTCAGGGGTCACGTGAATGTAGCCAACGTCGTTGGGGCCCTCGAGCACGGCATATGTACGCCGACTGGCGCTATTCACATCGGTTCGGGGGTCCACAGTGTGGACCAAGTTTAGCTTATCGAGTGCTAGCGACATCGCAACAGGGGTCACGTATATAGGTGGCGCGCAAAAAATAAACCTAGTTATCAATGCGCCGCAGCCCAACCCCCACATCACCGCCTAGCCAAAGAGCTTGGCACGCTTACGGAACAGCAATTTGACCGAACACGACTGGCCGGGCGCGATATACACCTGGTACGGCTGCCCGTTCGAGCCCAGATACCAAAATTGCATATCGATCTTGGTCAATGGCTCTTGGCCGCCGAGGTGTATCATACGGTACTCGGCCGTCGGCAGATACTCTATTTTCTGGCGCAATAGCAACGGCGACTGGGAGTCGAGCGCAAAGTCGGAGATGATGGGGTTACTAGCCGTGCTAAAGCCGAAGTTTTGCGCGAGGGACGTGTTGAATGGCTGGTACTCGCTCTGAATCGGTATCGTGCTCGTCGTCAGATAAACCGTGCTAGCCGCATCCCACAAGAGTTGGTTCGGTGCCTGTTGGCTGATCGACTGGATCTTGCCCGACATCGAGGCCAGAGACGCGGGATAACCCCCCAATGATGCCGGAAGCAATAGGGCCGATGCCGAATCAAGGTTGAATCGATAGTCCTTACCGTCCGTCGAGCCGATATTGAACAAGGTAGTTGGCATGCCTTGCACGTAGTCGTAGCACACAGTATTAGCCCATATGTCAATAACGTGATCCGTGAACGTCTGTTGGTAGTAGAGGCTAATAAGGCCCGTTGCCGCATTGTACGCGAAGACTGGGGGTTCGGTGCCGGCGGGGAGGCCTGGAATTCCAATAAAGATGTTCGCGAGACATTGGTTGAACAGGTCGAGCAGGTCGTCATACGATAGGATGTCGCCCCCCTCCAATACTAGCGAGCCAAGCGCCGTGGCCGTGTATGGGGTCACTGGCAACGCCACGAAATCGGGGTAGTCGACGCCACCGAACGTCACAGTGAACTGTAGTGTTGAGCTAAGGCCGCCGGCCGCAATTGGCAAATTGGCTAACGGGATGAGTTCGCTCGCCAACACAAAACGAACAACCGACATATGCCAATCTTCGGGCTTATTCAATAGGGCCTGCCCCCGGATATCGCTTATGGCTGCTAGCGTCGGAATCGTGCCCGTGTTGTGCATGATGGCGTTGTAGTACAGCAGATCGTCATCGTGCTTCTGGTCGTATTGCAAAGAGGTTTGCAGTCTGGACATGGCTATGTATGACCGCGTCTATATAGGGGCTAGCAAAAAAATGCAAACGCCTTTAAGTCAGGAGGCCGTGGCCGCGCTCTTACCTGGGGGCCGCGTAATGAAATATGGGGCACTCGCCCGTAAACGACGGTTGCCAAAGCGCCCCTTCGTAGTCCTATATGAGACTGAGCCGAATTGGGGCCATTGGGTGGCTGTCGTCGACACGCCGGAAGGCATAGAGCACTTCGATTCGTACGGCATCGTGCCCGATCGCGAGCTAACATGGGTGCCCCCGGGCTTCGCGCGAGAGTCCGGCCAAAATGTCAAACACCTATTGCAAATGCTTTACGATGAGCATGCGCGTACAGGCGTCAATATTAACTATAACGCCCATAAGTTCCAAGGGCCCGATAGCTCGACGTGTGGGCGCTGGTGTGTCCTCCGAAATATGTTCGCGCGCTTGGGCAACGACGCCTTTCATGATGCTGTGATGGGGGTCGCCTCCGGCCTCGGGTTGACGCCTGACGAACTCGTAGTGCGCGCTATCCCAGAATGAAGTTGCGAATATGCGTTTTCGATTGCCTATGCAGAGGCCGGTCGGCCACCCCACAGAACCGGCAAGGGTTACAATCCGCGCACTTATCGCGTATCCTACGATGCTCACACGTCTGCGAACCGCCGCAATCCATACACTGAAACCGAATGCGCCTATGCTCGCACACAGCCGAGCCCCCACACTCGATACACTGAACGCGCCGGCGCCCATGCCCACATATGGGGTCTTCATACCTCTCATTAAGGCCATTTTTTACCGTGTCGAGCTGTACAATCCACGTGTGTTCGATGGCGCGCAACCCCTCCTTCGTCACGGGCGTCGCTGTCGTCTCGAGCAACAAGATATCGAAGTGGCCAATGCCGACGGTCCGCATGTGATTATAGAGGCGTCGCGTCTTACCTTGATTGGCCGCCAACCTATGTTTTGTCATCCGTTGCGCAAGGGTCTGGAATGTGGCGCCGACATACACCTTGTCGTCGACATCGTTAACGATCTTGTAGACCCGGCCGAAAGCTTGTACGCTCATTGGTGTCGCTATATGTCGGCGCCAATAATAACATGTCGCGCGCAATATTAATTCGGCCGCAACCTTAGGCCAGGAGGAAGGCCCCATGCTCGTACATTATGTACATGGGGAGGGTCAGGGCTATCATCGTCCAGCGGGACCGAATCGCCAAGACAACCTCGATTTGCTTCTTGGTAAGCCCCACATACCTGTTTAGGTACTGTTGGATGTGGTAGTTCGACCCAGAATTGAAAAAGATGACCTTATTCGCCTCGTTAAGAAGGTTGCGCGTCTTGCTGTACTCCATTAGCTGGTGGTTCAGCCACATAGTATGAATATTGTATTTGCGCCCGTTGCTGATCAGGTCGTCTGATAGTAACTTGACTCCCTCCGTCATCTTCTTGTTTTGGACGTTATCGCAATCATCGAAGACTACAAGTGAGTTGGCCAGCTCGTCGAGCTCGAAGGCACGTTCTCCTTTTTCTATGTCTTCGAAGACCTCAAGTGGCACTACTTCATGGGGGATCTCTGTATAGGCTTTTTCACCCTCGTGACGGGAAACGAGAATGACGCGGCGATCGGGGAACATGCGCAAGTACTCATTCATGTACAGGGCAGCCAGACACGATTTTCCGCTGCCGGATTTGCCCGCGATGTACACACGTTCGGGCTCGGGGTCCGGGATGATCACGAGTGTGCCCGAGTCGGTCGAGAACTCTTTTTTGAGCTGTGTTTCGAGCTTGGCCGTTGCCCGCCCATATGCCCCGATAAGATGGCCGTCAAGTGGCTCTTGATGCATACGTATTGCCTTCTCTAACTTGCGTTGGTCCAAGGTTCGTAAGGTTTTTCGGGACGTTGGGCCTTCGCGCAGCAGGTCATCGGGCGACAACAGATCAAAAATATCTTCCTCCTCGACCTTGCGGTCAGTCGGGCCGTCGTCCTCAGCGAGCCGCAAAATACGTTTGTCGTAGTGGCCCCCACATACGAGTGCGATGGGCTTGCCTTTGGTAAACGATAGCATTGGGGCTGTCTATATGGGTATATGCACAATTGCTAGGCGTCAAAAAAGAGACATACTTGCTATCCGCGTACGAAAAAGACTACGAAATTAATCGACTTCCTGCGCTGGTTCGGGCTCCTTGGCCTCCTTTGGCGATTTGGGCGCCTCGGGCTCGCCGAAAAGCTCGGGATATGTACATCGTATAGCGTACTCAATGCATGCCATCGTCAAATCGTCCACATTGGTATCGGGCTTGATAACGCGGTATCCGGCTATGAGCTGGTCAAGGTCTAAATCAATGGGTAGATCACGCACCACCCCATCATCGAGAGCCACTAACCTATGTTCGACTTCACTTTGCATACTGGGTACGTATATGGGGGTTACCTACAATACTTGGCTGACGCAAATTACATACGTCGGCGACGTCCATTGCCAGAAACGACGTCAGGCTGCATAGACACATCGTCGTATCGCTTCCACGCTGCCGAGATCTGTGCTTGAGATGGCTTCTTGCCTTCGTGGGCGTGTTGGTATGACACACTGTACAGGTGTCGGAACTTAGGCCACGTGATCCCCCTAGGGTTCGCGTCGAGACTCCAATCTGGCAAGTCAGGAATCGCGTGCATACGTGGGCCGGCTTCCTCTAGTGCCCTGAGCGAAAACCCTGCTGGGGCGGCCCCTGGGGCGTACTTGGCGCATCGGTTGCCTCGCTTAGCCACGCAATGGCGCAAACCACGAGCCGGACGCCGACCCCCAATCAATGCTTCGCCATAAGCCCCCTCGTATTCAGGCATGTCGTACTCATAGTACTCAGGCTCGACGTGCTGGCCGTATTCGGGCGCCGCGTACATCTCGTGGAACATACGGCGATCCTCGCAAGGGTTATAGCACGGACCACAACCCCCATGCGCGCGACGGCGTCGACCCCCAATCAATGCAGCCCCACGAGGCTTACGGCCAGATCCCAAATGAAGGGGCGCGAATTGCGCAAAGTACTGCTTGCGTGTTCCGGCTGGGTGCGCGAGCTTCCAATCATGGTACCCACGAGCCCGCTCGGCAAATAGTTGAGCCGCTTCGATTTGCTTGACGGATCGTTGCCGACCGCCAACAAGATAACCAGCAGCCGCCCGACGCCGCCCCCCAATTAAGGCAGCCCCAGACGCATATTTGGCACATCGGCGCACGCCTGATGGCTCCATTACTTCTTGAAGGCAGTGACGAATGCCCTTAGACGGGCGGCGCCCCCCATATGGGTTATTGTCTACTGACCGCTGCAGTAGTCCCAAGATCTGTGCCCGTGACATTGTCGATGGTAGCCAGGTATATAGATGCGCACACAACTATTGCCGAACACGTCGCGCATCCGAAAATATTCATGGGTACCATCCTCGGTCGGCACCACTCTTGCCATAAAACTGCGCCCTATAATGTTTGAAGGCCTCGTCGTGCATGTGGCCTAGGCTACTATGATTGTCATGATATTTTTTGAGCCATAATAGGGCGAACTCGGGTATCCTCCTACAGTCACAGTGTACAGTTAAGTCTGATGACCGTGCACGCCTATTGTGTATGAACCGAGCGCCTTCGCGTATCTGGGCTATTACCCGTGCATATAGCTCTCTGTACGGGTCGTAGTCATAAACCACGCCCGCCAAATCACCAGGCAGATGCTCACCAATGCAACGTAGCTTCTCCATAGCGGGCCTCTATATCTAGTCGCCGAACAAAACTATGTTGCCAATATTGGTCGCCCGCGTAATCGCCACATATGCCCCATGCGCCCCCATCTTCTCAAGCTCATGTACGCCGTACTGCTCTGTGATAGTGGAGCCCTGAGCCTTATGACTTGTGACGCAGTAACCAGGCCGGAAATTAACACGTAGCGTATGTTGGCTTAATACGATTAAACTCGCATTTTGGGTGTCCTCTAATAAGACCGAATGGCCTACGGTGATGGGGGGTCTGTCCACCGGGCCCTCGCGGCCACTTACCGTTAGCGACCGGATCCTAAACGTCTGGTTATTCGTAAAGCCGCGCGACCTGTTCGACGTGTTCGCGATGACCGGCATACCCACGTCCATTTTGGGGAACTCGTCCCACCGCGCTTCGTCGAGGTAAGCAAGCCACGAGTCATCAAGGTCGATCACTTCGCGGTTGGCTGGTATGGGGGCCGGGCTCATGGGTTTCGTAGTCAGCTTGATTGGTAGGCCCAGGCGGTCGTGTACGGTGGCGGCGATCTCGGCAAGAAGCTCGGGCGTTACTCGGCCATCGTTCTTGACCATCAGCCCATCATAACAAAGGACCACGTCGCCCCCATCATCGCCACACATATTGCGCGCGCGCATCTCGGCATAGATGACTTCGAGCATTTTGACTTCTGTCTCGATGACGTACATGTTAAAGAAACTGCCCACGTCCGAACCCTCCCATTTGCTCTTGGCGCGCCGATGGCTCATGTGCTCGACAAGCTCATCGCTATACTTCGTGCAGAACGCGAGCCCGATCCGATGCACCTCTTCTTTGAAGGCCTTGACGAACGCGCATTTCTCGGCCCGCAAGTCCCGATAGAGCTTCTGGCCCCCATACACGATCATGAGCATTAGGGTC